GCTTCTACCTTTTTACATTTGAAGACTACTCGCTCTGGATTTACTTCTTGTTTAGCTACGCGCTTTGAATAAAGGCAAGATTTTAAAGAATCTTTATAAACATGTTCTATCATTTTTCCGTTTAGTTCTAGTATTAATGCAAATACAATCTCTATCATTGGTGACCATTGCCGTTTCTAATTAATTTTTCTACGTCCTCTGTAAGTTTCTTTGTTCTCTCTTGTAAAAATTCTATGTTTACTGCATTGTTTCTCATACTCTTAACTTCTACTTCTAATTCGTCTAATAATCCTGCGATATGCTCTACTAACATGAAGAGCTCCGCCTCCCCGGAAGACTGACCAAGTTCTCCACGCGGGTATTTGATTCTAAATTCTGTGTTGTGTTGTAAATCTTTTTCAAA